TCACCACCATTTAATCCTTGATTGGCTACATCCCAACCCATAAGAACATTATAATTTGAACCTGATGCGACAGTTCCGCCTGCTCCATACCCAAAAATAGTATTCCCAGTTCCACCATCATTATTAGCTAAACTAATTTTAGAGTTGTTATCAAGAACCATAGTTGTGGTACTTGCATTATTAACAGTAAAAATTAATTTACCAGCTGAACCTGAATAATTAGCTATATAACCATCATCTTCATACGCTTGTATTGATATACCTTCACTACCAGTTCCAGTTGTGCTATTTTGCAAGTAAAGATAAGAACCTCCAGCGTCATATATAGTTAATTTTCCACCACTTGAAGTGGTTGTGCCAATAACAACATCGCCATCCTCTACAATTCTTAATCTTTCATTATTTCCACCAGTATTAAAAGCTAAAGCAGAACTATTTAATGCTCTACCATAACTAACAATCGATGCACCTTCAGTTGATGTTCCCGATGTAAATAAAATTCTACTACCATCATTAGAATCAGTATCTGCATTTTTAATAGTCATTGATGTTTGAGTACCATCACCTGATTTTAATAATTGTATATTACCTTCTAATATTTGGTCATATGATAATGAGCCACCGCCTTCTACTTTTAAATCACCAGATATTGTTAAGTCACCACTAATTGTTTGACCAGCTAATGCTTTTGAAGCTTTTTTTCTTGAAGACCTTTTATAAAATGAAGAGAATGCCATACCTATATCTCCTTATAAAAACACAAGTCGAACATACTTACTACTTGCTGATGTTACTTGTTTAAAATGTATAAATATTTTTTCACCTATATCTCTTGGTACATTAAAAAAAACTAAACCTTCTCCGTCTATAATTAAATCATTAGTTGTACTAATTGTATCTTGTTCACTAGAATCAAATCTAATATATATATCAGAATCACTATAAAACCCTATCTGACTTGCTGTCGTTATATTAACTGCAACATGAGTTTGACTTGAAATATCTTTCCTAGTTTGAACACTCCAGTTAGCTGCTGTTTCTATATTTAAAGATTCATGAGCTCTGTGAAATTGTAAATTTGCCATATATTCTCCTATTAAATAAACTTAGCTTGCGGGGCGAGAAAACTCCCTATCTAAGTTATAGTAAACTAACTGATTTAAGTACTCTACTTCCACCAGTTTTATCTCTCTTCTTCATGCCATATCTAATTACGGCATCATTAAAATTCTTTTCATGCATTTTAGACATTTGCATAGCAGACGCAGAAATATTTCCATCTGATGCTGTGCCTGATTTATCCATATATAAACACTTTTTAACATAATCTACTAATGCTAAATGCATAGTATTGTCTAAATCTATTTCATCATTAATATTTTTAACACTATTAGGCTCTGCATAATAATGTAGTAATATACCATCAGTAACAGCTTCAGATATAGCTTTCCATTGTTTTCTAGCTGATGTTCTAGTATTACCACTACTATCAACTTTAGTAATTAAACATAGTTTATCTCCCTCAATAAACCATCTTGATGTACTTTCTGGAAATTTTATATTACTTGCCATTACTTACCCCAATTATTCCTTGCTTTTATTTTTGAAGTTTTTGATAATTCACCAAAATGAAATACTCTTTTGGAATTTTTACCATGTGTTTTACCACTATGTAAATGACCATTAGTCATTTTATGAATACCGCCTTTATGTTCTTTTCCATTTTTAAAATAATGTTTTACAGATTTTGCCATTATTCACTATCCGGTGTTGTTAATGCAGATTCACTAGAATCAGCATCCATTAATAAAATATTTTTGTCTATTAATCTTGGTATTTGTATATAATCTCCATCATCATCCATTAAATCGACTCTAAAAACTTTATTAGCTTCAAGAGCATTTTCACTAGAATCTTCTGCTCCATCTCCAATTTTATACCACATTTGGTCAGCAACAGTACTCATTTTAGATTGTACTGGTTTTGTACTATACATACCTATTTGTACCAAAGCGTCATTTATTAAATTAAATATATAAGATTCAGGAGCATCTGGAAATACTTGACGAACTCTACTTACTATTTGTTTTACTGATATTTTATGTACTGCCATTATGATAATCCTGCTAATTCTTTTTGATAATCTTTTTCTAATTGAGATATTATAGGTATTAATAATTCTGTATCTTCTTCGTTTGATAACATAAATTCAGCTGCTTTTATAGACGCACAAACAATAACTGCTCTTTCAGCTTCATCTGGAAAAGTCGCAATAGCTGTACTATTATAAGCTACAGCAGGAAATTGAACTTCAGAATATGTTACAGCTCCTCCAACAGGCAAAACATCTATAGTATTATTTTCAATAAAATATACTGGGTCTGTAACAGTAGCGTAATTCATATCATCTGGGTCACTATACCTTCCTTTATGAAATGGTTCTATTTTTCTACATGGTTGATTAATATCCCCATCATTTCTAAATACAGTTAATATTTTACCCGTATTTAAAGTATCTGCAGTTCCCGATATAAATGTTTGATTACTTGCGCAAAGATGTAATAATCTAGTAGGTAATGCTTTTATAACTTCTTTTGCTGAATCAGTAAGCCATTGAGTCGCATGAACTCTATGTGTTTCTCCAGTAGAAGTATCAGTATTGTAGTCTGCGTTAAATCCAGTTAAGGCACTTATTTCAGCTGCAAAATCCCAAGCCATTATGCACTCGCCACAAAAACTTCAACGCTAACTGCATTACCACCGGGATTAATTCTTAAACTTGCTATATCTTCCATAGTTCCAAAACTTGGAGATGTATCTGCTTCAGAAAGCATTAAATCATCTGCACATCCAAGCATATGACTTTGACCAGCATCTAACCTTACTTGATATAAGGTGGAGTCTCCAACAACTGCTAATTCAACTGAATTTGAACTATCTAAATTTGTGACTCTTACATATTTTGAATCTTCTAAGTCAATTTTACCATATTGAGCGCTATGTTTATTGCTATGAAATACCGCTATAGTTGTTGATTGTGACGCTGGACAAGTTACTATTCTTTTAAATATTTCATCAATACTTGAAATTTCAAGTGTTCTTTTAGAGCCATAATCTTGATTATCAAGTATAATATCTTCTTGTATTTTAACTTTTAATGTAGCCATTATATTCTCTTATTCATATCTTTTATACTATCATCTATAGACATATTGGTAACTTCAATATCTGTTCTTTTACCCATGTCACTCATCATATACATATTAGTAGTGAATGGACTTTCTGAGGCCCGTTTACCACATTTTCGACAATAGAACCAGTTATCTGGATTTGGTTTTTTACAATGTATACAATTCATAATTCTTTTGATTTTGGGGGCTACCTTTTAATGATAACCCCCACAGTTCAATACTGTTAATCCTTATTTATTCGGATTATGATGTAGTAACAGCTGCATCTTTACCAGACTGACCAGTTAAGTACCAATGTCCACCAAAAGATGAAAATTCTAAATAATCACCTTTAAGTGCTGATGTTCCCCAAATAACATTAGAGACACCAGTTGCTCCATCAGCGCTTGAACCCGGGCCATCATCTCCTGAGTCAACTTCAGTTTCGTTAACTTTACCAAAAATGATAGCACTTCCAGCTGCGAAAGTTACTGCTCCAGTAGGTGTATTTTCATTGACCCAGAATTTGTAATAAATTCCATCTTCAATGTCGTTACCAGTTGGAAAAGTTATTGTATAAGCCCCGCCTGAGGATTCAACATAAAATACTTTTCCACTATCTTTCTCAGACAATGTAATTGCCGCAGAAAGCATAGAAGCTTTTTGTTTGTAACTTTGAGTTCCACTACTGTTTTCATTTAAATAATCAGCTCTCATCTTATACTCCTTCTAAGTTGAAGAGTGCGTGAGTTTCAGGAAGACTTACTTCCAGACCTGCTTCTGTAAGAATCATGTCTTTTCTTAAATCTTCATCATCTGACTGCACATTAGTAACAATATGAGTATCACGATTAAGTCCATTTCCAACAAGAGGTCTGTATGATACATGGTCTAAATCAACCATACACATAAAACCAGCAGCTAAACCTCTAAACAATGGTTCTTTTACTAATGTAATATCACCATGAATAGTATCAACTTTGGTTACTCTATGACCAAAAGAACCTTGAGCTCTTTCAATCATATACTGAGCTTGTGTACTATCAGTTGAATTATCAATAAAACCACCATCGCCCATCTTGTTAAAGTGAGAAATAACCGGAAGTGAACAAAGAGCTAGCTTTGAAGAATTTCCACCACGAGCTGGGTCGAATATTACTTCAAGGTCACTAAGCATATCATCATAAGTCCATTCAGCAGTTGTAACAGATTTAAAATAAGCTTGTCCCTCATTATAAGAGACTTGCCCACCGCTTGTTACTACATTTGATTGACTATTTTTCATAATTTGACCTGCAATCCCCTCAGAGTATTGAATACCCTGAATAGATGCACGTTGACCAAAGAGCATTGCTCTTTCAATATCTACCTTATGTTCCCTTAGCTTTAGATTCCATATCCGTTGCCATTCATCAGCATATCCTCTATAACGAGTTGCTCTTGCTGTATTTGTCAATTCACAAGCTGTTTTAAAGATTTGGGTATAACCATAATCATTATCAAGCTCACGCGACCAAACATCTGGAGAACCAGAACCCTCTTCAAAAGAAGTTCCAATAACCATACATTTAGTATTGTTATCTATTGCAAGTTCTGCTGAAGCAGCACCGGCCTTGGAGATAGTACGAACTTGTGCCGTTGTATAAGCTCCACTATCAGACAGAGATTCAATACGCACAATATTATGTGCCGGTTGATTCGTGCTGTCATCATCTTCACCTATAGCTACAACCATGCCTTTTACAAGCCAATCAACACTAGCTCCACCAGCAGTATCGAAAGTAACCGTAGTTAAACTTCCAGCTGCTGATAAAGTTACTGCCGCTTGGATTAAAAAAGCGCGGTCTGTAATAGCAATTTTGTTTCTATCTTCAAGAAATCTAAACTGAGGGTCATCGGTAGGAACTTTTGCGACCTTTGACAGATAGACAAAAAACGGAGATTCTTCAGGTGCTAAATCAGCGACTCTATCGCTGAAATTATATAACCGTCTTGAATGAACCGTACTGTCTATAACTGCACCGGGGTCGCTATGTTTTAGCTGTCCGCTATTATAAGTTGCCATTATTGACTCCTATTTCAGTTTTATTAAAGTACGTTTCTCCTATTGCTCCCAGCTAGTACACCTTCCCAAGCTTTATCAACATCAGATTTGACTTCAGGTTGAGAACCTTGTATAACACCGGGGCTTCTAGGAGCTTCCCTAGCGGCTTTCACCGCTTCTAGTGAATCATTTGAAGCTGGTGCATCTCTTCCAGTCTCTCCACGCCAGACGTCAATTAACGTATTTAGACTTAGATTACTTGTCGGATTAGTAGACCAATCCATAAAGGATTTGACTTCACCATCTGACAGTTTATGCATATTCTTCAATTCATTCACAGTATTGTTCAAGAGCATTTGTTCATTCATTTTGGACAATTCCCCTTGAACAGCCTGATTAACCGATTGTTGTTCCTGTTGTACTCGGAATTTATAACTATCGGATTCAGGTTTGTAGTAGGCGTCCCAAGGATTAAATTCTTCCTCGGTTAATGATTGTGATTTAGGTTGGTTATTAACAGTGCCTTGTTGAGCCTCAACGAACTTCTCAGCCATGTACTTCATATCCTGACGCATTTTATCATTTTCCGATGCTTGTTTATCATGCATGGATTGAAATTTCTTTGCTTCAGTTTCCCAGTCTACTTGGTAAGTTTCGCTTTCTGGAGATTGACTCGGAGCAATATCTCCACGATATTCCTCTTCAGGTCTTTGTTCTCCAAATGGATTACTTGCATCATCAACAACTTGTTGTTCCTGTTCAACCACTTCATTTATTTCATTCATTTTTATCTCCTTGCGATGTCTTTAAAGTATATCTTGAACTGAACCAAGGCCATCTTCCATGTCTTTCATAGCTGACCCTAATTTTTCTACTTGTAGCTTCACCGCATTATCAAGCTTATTAGCTTGGATTTTACTTTTTGCCTTCGTATCTGACTCGACTCCAGAAAGTTTAGATTTAAATTTTTCAACTTCAATCTTCTTTCTATCGCTAACAGATTCCCTACGTGCAGTTTGCAAGTCACCCTGCAAATCTTTATTTTGCTTAGTCAGTTGTTCTACCTGACTTTGCAGTTGAGAAATCTCACTCATTCTCTGAATAAGACTTTCTTTATCAAATATTTCTGGATTCTTTTTAATCACTTCTACCCTATCAATTAATTGAGCTTGATAAGCTTCTAAGTAAACACTATATTCTGCCCATTTACTTGTTGGTAATGTAGAACCCGGTTCTATACTAATATCATGTTGTCCAATATGATGACGCTCTTTAGAAACATCTACTACAGTTTCTGAGTAATCATCATAATAATTAGCCATAACTTCGTTAATATTATTATTAGCTTGAGTTAATCTAAAAATCTTTTTAAATGTATAATGACCTTTTGATAATCCATAGATTACTTGGCCAAGTTTTCTGATACTAAATTCTATGTCTCTTAATTTAGACTTAGGTCTTTCAGCACCTTGAGCTAACATTCTTTCTGTTCCCCTTACAGTTTCAGGAGCTTTTTCAGAGAATCCATGCATTAGTTCAGGTATACCAAAAGTAAAATCAATATAAAATTCACATGACTGTATTAATTTATAAAATTCTCCGGCTAAAGGTGTAGGTGCTGGAAAATGTGGTTCTCCTTGAGAAGAATCAACTTCTATTACAGCATTTGGATTAGCCCAATCTTGTTCAAGTTGACTTAAATCATCAACACTTCCAATAGGTACAATAAGTTTCAAACCCGCGCTGGCCTGAGCATGAGACAAAGCTAAAGACCAGAGTTTATTCAGTAGTCTTTGCATTGGCCTCGCCCTAGATATATCAGACCTTGGGTATGGAGTTCCAGTATATATATTAGGTAAAGGTACGATAGGATATAAGTCAGTATTGAGGATGGACTCGTACAAAACCACCTCGCCTATGGAACAAACAATACCTACGCGAGTTTGTAAAACTTGTTCAAATTCAGCCATCCCTTTTTCAAATATACCCGGATTCTTTTCTAAAAATTCTTGAAACTCTGATTCATCTAATATCATTTCTTCTTCACTTCTTGAATCAACAATTCTGTAAAATGGTACTTTTGTTTTATAAAATCTTTCTAATACTTGATATTTTTCTTGGTAAGTAAATTCTAAATCTCTAGCCTCATCAGGTGTCCATGTTTTTTGTTG